TGGGCGTATGGCCCAGGTGTTGCAAAAGGCTGGGGCTCGGCATGCCCGTAAGGCAAAGAAACCGTTGACGCCGAGGCCAGACGAAAAGGGACACGACCCCGGGCTTGCGGCGGCGCAGGAACTCCTCAGCGCAAGTGCGCACACGGCAAACATGAATGATGTAGGCGCTGGGTATTACGTGCTTGCGGATGCGACCAGGATCGTTGCGGGGCTCTATGGTGAATCCCCTGACACGATCCAGTCGGCGGTGTGGATTAGGATTGGCGGTGAGGGTCGGTGAAAGTCCTTACCGGTAAACCTGGAGTCGAGCCGGCCGAAGACCTGAGTAACGATGAGGTTGATGCACAGCTCATCCTCGAATACCTCGAAGCCAAGATGCGTGGTGGTGGAACTGATTACGGCCCGCCGGAATCCGCATGGCTAAACGGGAAGAAGGCGCACGAGAACCGTGATGCGTGGAAGTTGCTTGAGGGCAAACTGCCAAACCACATGACCGAACTCGGCGCGATGAAGATCATCAAGCGGTTCAATCCTCATCACGTTCCGCGCGGTCCGCATGGCGGCGAGTTCACGCACGGCCCTGGCGTGAAGCTACCGAACAAGCCAGTTAAGGTCGGTGGTGGTCCTGGCGTCAAGATGAGCACGAAGGGCATTGAGGATGCGCTTGCGGCCGGGCATAACGTGAAGGTTTCGCAAAGCGATATCGCGGGCCTCATCCGTGACATGGGGCCGCCGCCCCCACCGCCAGCATTGAACCTCGGGCACCTTGAGGTTGAGGGTAGCCCGAATACGTTCACTCGGCATGCGCGCGAGATCCCGCGATCGAATATGCCGCAGCTTCCGGGGACGACCGGTGAGCTGACTGCATTTACTGACGCGCTTACAAAAGAGGGTGTGTCGTTTAGCCTTGAGCATCCTGATCCTCGAATCATGCACATGACACAGAACCAGCTTGACTCTCAAAAGGTTGCCAAGCTGGCGCAACTCATGTACGAAAAGGGTTGGAAACCTGACTCAGTTCTTTTCGCCAGTAAGGATTGGGATATTCTTGATGGCCATCACCGCTGGGCTGGTGCATCTGTTGCGGCGATGATGGGCGCCAAGAATGTGCAACCGACCGTGTTGAAAGCAAATACGGATATCGACAACTTGCTACGGATTGCCGAAACAGTTTCAGGTCCGCATAAGGAAGCGCCCCGGGCGTACGCGCGCGCGAAGGGAGGCAGCATGAACGGCGAAAAGCCTACGTCGCCGCCTCCTGACAAAAACAAGCCGTACGTTTGGATTGGCGGCCGGTGGTTGCTGGTGGTGACGGATACCGAAGACGGCGTGCCCGCGTCGTTGGATTACTTGAAGGGGGCGTGAGAGTGTCGGATGAGGATCGCGGTACTCCGGGTGTGCTCCCGCATCAACTTAAATCCTGGTGGGAAAAAGGCGCGGGCGCTGCCAAAATTCGATGGGGTACAGAAGGCGCCTTCGACCGTTGCGTGCGTCTTGCAGTTGAGGAAGCACACTTTACCCCGGAGCGAGCAAAAGGGTTTTGCGCTAACCGACATAAGGGCGCAACGGGCAAGTGGCCAAATCAAAAAGGAAGAGGGTATGTCGTGGGTGATTACGTGGGAGGATGCGGTGACTGCGGTGACCACGTAGACACTCGCGGCTCCGTTGACAATTCGCCGTGGGACGGGAACGCGGCGATGAGCGGTTGTGCGAAGTCGGAGAAGCCGGCATCGTGCTACAGCTCGATTTGTGCTGGCCGTAGGGCAGGTGATCCGAGCAAGCAGTCTTCCTGGGCGCTACCGCATCACAAGAATGCGGGCGGACCTCCGAATGCGGCCGGAGTCCGTGCAGCGCTCGCGCGTCTCTCAGGGACGCAGGGGCTTTCCAATGCGTCGGCTGCGCGCAGTCATTTGGAAGCTCATATGTCAGCAATCCGAGGATCAAGGAGTGAAGGAATGGAGATCGAGCGGCGGTATACGCCCACGGTCGTTGAGCTTCGTATGACGAGTGATCGTCATCGCATTGGCGGGTATGCCGCGACGTTCGATCGCCTCTCCCGCAATCTCGGCGGCTTTGTGGAGGTTGTTGAAAGGTCGTTTTTCAATAAGTCACGAGCGGATGGTTGGCCGGGTGTTATTGCTCGGTACAACCATGATGACAATATGTTACTTGGTACGACTGGTGCGCAGACGCTTGACCTGCGGCTGGACGAGACCGGTCTGTTCTATGAGGTCGATCCTCCGCAGAGTCGTACCGACATTCTGGAACTTGTCGAACGCGGTGACGTTCGCCATAGTTCTTTTGCATTCCGCGTGCATGGTGGCGGGGACGAGTGGACGATGACGGATCAGGGTTATCCCTTGCGCCGTCTGCATGAGGGGCAATTGGTTGACGTGTCGCCGGTTGTTTCTCCTGCGTATCTTGACACGAGCGTTGGTGTTCGCTCGTTGGCCAATTTCCTCGAAGTTGAGGAGGACGAAGTTCGTCAGGCGATAGAGCAGGACGAGGTTCGGAAGTTTTTCAAGCGGACGACAGATGGTAACGGTAACGGATTGCCGAAGCCGAAGCCGAAGTCGGGAACCTTCGGGGCCAAAGCCAAGATCGCGCTGCTCGCGCGTAAAGAAGATCCCTGGGCGTAAGGAGGCTCCCACATGGCTGATCCAAAAGATTGCCAGGAGTATTTGGCAGAGAAAATGGACTTGTGGGAGCGCGAGCGCTACGTTGAGAATGAAACGGGCGCTGATAAGAACTACAAGGGCTGGGTTGAAGTAACGCACTTGCGCCGCGCACTCATGGCGAAAGAAAACTGTCCGTAAGTTTTTCATGCGGTCATATGGCGGGCCGCTGAGGAAAAAAAGAACCCGCTTGGACGCAAGCAAAGGGTTCAGGGCGCTAAACGCCCGATGCTGTACTCGCGGAATTAGGAGAGGCCGGGAACGCACCCACCTTTCCCGTATTTCCACCGTTCGACATTGAAGCGCCGGAAACGCACCCACGCTTCGAGTCCCTATTTAGAATTGGTGACGCCGGCAACGCAACCACGTCACGGGAATGTGTATTTCATTTCGACCTTCCAAAGGGAGGTGTAGTCGCTATGAGCGACATTGTTAAGCGGCTGCGTGATCGTCGGATGAGCGTCTGGGAGGACGCGAAAGGGCTGGCGGATCGGGCGGCTGACGAGAATCGGGCGTTTACCGCTGAAGAGCAAGGGCAGTGGGACGCACTCAACGAGGAACTGGATACCCTTGACAAGCGCATTAAAAGCGCGATGGATACTGAGCAGCGCGGTAAGGATGCCGATCAAGCGTTTGACCGGCTGGTTGGTAAGAAAACGGAACAGCGTACCGAGGACGACGTTGTCTATGGTGAGAATACTGAGATCCGTAAGTGGTTGAAGGGTCAGTCTGGTTCTCGCTATTACGAGGTTCGGCCGCATGGTTATGTCTCGACTGACATTCGTACGCTGTCGAAGCTGGCGGCTGGTTCGGGTGCTTCAGCGACCGTGCCAACTTCTTTCTACGACCGTTTGATGGCGCACCTTATTGAAGTGTCGGGTATTCTTCAAGCCGGTCCTACTGTGCTCCGCACGGACAGTGGGGAGCAAATTCAGGTGCCTAAAACTACGGCGCATTCGAGTGCTGTGCTAACCGCTGAAGCGGCCTCACTTTCCGCTTCCGACCCCGTCTTTTCGCAGGCTGCACTGTCGGCCTACAAATACGGTCACCTTCTGCAAATCTCTCGTGAGTTGATTGATGACACTGGCGTTGACCTTGAGGGCTACCTGGCGATGCAGGCTGGTCGTGCTCTTGGTAATGCGTTCGGTGCTGCAATGGTGACCGGTACTGGGTCTGGGACGCCGACCGGCGTGCTGAATAACTCGACGCTGGGCGTGCAGGGTCCGACTGGTGGTACCGGTGGTTTCGGCGCGCAGTCTGGTGCTGGCGCTGGCGGTGACCTCTTGATCGACCTGTTCTACTCCGTTATCGCGCCGTACCGTGCTTCTAACTCGTGTGCGTGGCTGGTGAAGGACTCGACGATGGGTGCCATTCGGAAGCTGAAGGACTCGACCGGCAACTACGTGTTCCAGCCTGCGCTTGTTGCAGGTACGCCGGACATGCTGGTGTCGAAGCCGATTTACACGGACCCGTTTGTGCCGGCGATTGCGTCTGGTGCGAAGTCCGTGATCTTCGGTGACTGGTCGCAGTTCTTCGTTCGGTTCGCTGGTGGTGTTCGGTTCGAGCGCTCCGACGAATACGCTTTCGCTAATGACCTCGTGACGTTCCGCGCGGTGCTTCGTGGCGACTCGATTCTGGTTGACCAGACGGGCGCGATCAAACACTTCGTCAACTGACCTGGAAGGGGTGATTTATTATGTCACGCATTCACGGCCGTAACGGCCGAGTTTACATGGGGCTTGCGTCCCAGACTGCCGTGGCGGTCCCTCTCCAGTTCTTCGCGTCCTGGTCGATTAAATTCGAGACGGACAAAGAAGAGGTTACCGCACTCGGCGACACGAACAAAATTTATGTCGCCGGTCTGCCGGATGCCTCGGGTGAATTCTCGGGGTTCTTCGATGACGCGACCGTCCAGACATACACTGCGGCGACTGACGGCCTTCCTCGAAACTTCTATCTGTATCCGAATACTTCCGGTTCCCCTGGTACCGGTCAGTATTTCTGGGGAACCATTTTCCCAGACTTCAGCGTGAATGGCGCTGTGGGTGGAGCGGTTGAAGTTTCCGCTTCGTGGAATGCTGCTAGCTCGATTCAAAAGCAGGGCTAATAATAGCCTAGCTGTCAGGTCTTTGTCCCGTTCCCTGAACAAAAAGAACGGGGCTTCTTCTTTCTCGATAAAGGCGGGGTTAATGCTTCTACCTTGGCGTCCAGTGCGACCCTTACCCAACTCCCTTGGTCCCCCCATTGAGACCTCGCTGACGGAGGCGAACACAACGACGTTGCGTTTCCTCGCAACGAACATGCGCGTACTGGAGATCGGGACGGCATATGGATACTCGACTGTCGCAATGGCGTCGGTTGCAAAAAAGGTTGTGACAATAGACCCTCACCAAACACATGCGAGTCTTCCGTACGTACAGTTTTATTTAAAAGCATATGACGTTGAAGATCGCGTGGATATTAAGGTTGGCACAAGCCAGGAGTGGTGTCCTCAATTAGAGCTGGAATCGTTCGACCTGGCATTCATTGACGGGGACCATACTGGTCCCGGTGTGTGGCATGAC